CTCCTTTAGGCTTGCGCCTACTAATGTTTAATTAAAAACAATAGCCCCGACGCTACATTGCTGTAGAATCAGAGGGCCGGCCCTCATCGGGCCGGTATCCATCCTCGATTAAGCACCGTACGTCGAGAAACGTACCTATCGGGTACATTAGATCGGCCTGTGCGCTCAAGTGAGCACACGGCTTCCAAGACGTGGTTCCAACCACTTAAACGGCGTCCTTTTAGGGGACTCCGTTCTTGGACTCGCATGACTGGACTCACATACTGTTGTGTGTCGGAATGCCAATAGGCATCCCTCCATACTAAGCTGTGACACTCAGAATACTCGGCAATACCACCATGATCAACGTTGTTCGTAAGAGCAACGGGAATCGGGCTGTAACGCTTCATATTTTGATGCAGACATGCATACGATCTAATAGCAGCCTCACGGTATCCGGCAAGGCGTAAACGCATTGCCATATCCGCAAGAGACTGAATACCTAATAAGTCCTCGGCATCCAATCGTGTTTTCCAACGAACCGGCGTAACATCGACACCATTAAAGGCATCGATGCCGCATGATTCACGGAAACCACCTCGCCAAAAGGATTTTGTCCTATTAACGAGCAATCCGAAGCTTTCGAGATCGTCTATGACGAATTCGGCGGCTTCAGAAGGAACTATGATGTCATCTCCGAAGACAAAAACAGCACCGGGTTGATGAAACCCACGGTACTGTAGTGATGCACAACAAATGGCCCAAAAGACTAGGCTTTGGACAGGAAACGTGGTTGCGTTCCCCATTGGAGCGTAGCTATGTATATCACCGTCAGGTATCCCTAATGAGGAGTCCCTGACATGATATTTTTGAGCCCTACAAGAGCCGAACCACTTGTATTTAGATCCGAAAAGGATCTGCACAAGAGGTTCGCTTATACGATCGGACGCTTCCTTCATATCAAGAGTGGCATAACGCCTACTCTTGCTACTTAGGAGAGCAATTCGACCGTTTAACGACTGATCATCAAACAGTATGTGGCCGCTTGGCCACGGACCGTGAGATGATCTACGCATGCAAATAGCACGCTCTAGTCCAACCCGAAGACCTTGCTGAATCCAAATGGACTCTGCAGGGTGAATGCATATTAGGCGGGGACCACGGCTGTCCTTAGGGACTGCAATGAGATCCGCTGTTATGCATTCTTTCGACGGTTCATCCATACAAGGATAACTATCACTATTAAAGTATAGTGAAAAGTAATCTGAGTATGGGTAACAGGACTCTATACACTCGTACCATTTGGTCCAACGTTGCCCTTTCGGGGTCGTTGAAGCTCCTGGTCCGTGAAAAGGTATAATATCCTTTTCACGAAGTGCATAAAGAACTGATTGGACATGTTGCCTCGCGAGTCTAAGCAGAATAGGGCTGCGCTCAGAAAGAGCGTTCCCAAAACTACCGACTTGCGAGTTAGTATCGACGAACGTTTGAAAGCTCGCCGATGTCGTTTTCTTGTCATGTTGTACATGTGCTTTATAGCTGAACAGCAAAAGCTGCCGCAAGAGGCGTAACATATAGGGCTCATAACGAGCTCTAGACGCTAAACGTTGCAGCTGTTTCGGAAATAAATCAAGATCAACCTCACGGTCGAGCTCGATGCACTCCAAAACATGCTTTTCCAGCTTAGGAGCCACATTAAGGCACCACTGCAGATCGTCTATAGACCCTCGTATTTCAGAGAATCCAGATAGACTAGCTACATCAGCTAGCAGGCTTATATATGTTTGTGTTATTGCATTCATATCATACGTGGGTACACATTGCCTGACTGAGAAGGCCCCTATTTTCTAGGGGCCGTTTACCAACGAACAGTGAGAAGAATTACTTCTCACCATTCAGCACAGCAGCCATGAAGGATGCGTCAGCCACCAATGCCTTAAACGAAGTCGTAACATCAGTTACGTCAGCGGTTACAGCAGTTGATGGAACCATGAATACGAAATAGCAGGAGGTTTTAATCTTCTGCAAATTCGCATCAAGGGTGACGCGATCGACACGGGCCGTATAGCGAGTTCCTGGCACTTTCGTGCTGGAGTCGACATACGACTGTTGCTGGATAATCAACTGGTCGGGAGTATTAATTCCACGAGCAGTTGACTTGCGTTCAGATCCATCCTTCTCATCGAAGGACTTCTTGAACACGATGGTATTAAACGTCAGATCGGCGTTCATGTGTACTTTATTGTTTGTTTAGCTAACAACTAACGTTTCGCACGTAGTCCCGTAAGGGCTTGCGTGATCAATGCTGCAGAAATTGCAGCTTGATTCTTTCCGAAACGCCCTGAGCTCGTAGGTAGTAATACCTGCGAGTTCACGACAGACCTCTCGTAGTGTTTAAACTCACGATGAGCCCGACCCGTCCAGATCTTCGTTCCCCCACAAGGGGAGTAGAAGTCCCAAAACGCTTCGGACACTAGGTTGTAAACCGTCGACTTCGTAAACGAGACGACTTTGTACGGGGAAACCCGTACAGCATCGTCAAGAGCACGAAGAGGCCCACGAATATCTACGAACCAGTCAAGCACAAAAGAGAATGGAATTCTCTCCCATGCGAGGCTGGCCGGCGATGTCGTGAATCGGTTCATCGCGAATGTGAGTTCTTTGAAGAACTCAGTTCGCGGACGAACAGATGGAGCAACCACTAGAACATATCGCGTTTCAGCCTTCCCGGCTTGAAACCCCTGCCACGACTTGCCATAAACGGGAAACCCGTTAAATGACCCGTACGTTTCAGGTGACTTAGAGAACTTGCATGTCAAAGGCAGTGCCTTTACAAAACGAGAGTTCTCACCGTTGCGATAACGCTCAAACTGATTAGCCATATCAGGTGCATACTTAGCTATATTCTTAAGGTCCTGGACCACTGGTCCAATACCGAATTTATATGCCAGGTAAGAGCCTGAGGCCGTCGAGAGAACCTTCCGAATAGACTTCCAATTCTTAGCCATATTTGGCAAAGACATTGTAAGACTACGCAAGGAAGGCCACAACTGATTACCTTCGACTATATTGAGCAGCACATCAGCTTTAAGCTGAGATGCTTGCGACATTAAGTCGTTGATAATACCAGCCTCGTTAGCTTGAGGTGAAGAAACGTCCCAGATAGGAGGATAACCGGTATTAGAAGTGGTAAACCACTGATTAATATCGCCATCAACTACACCAATATAATAATCAGCTTCAAGCTGATTAGCTATAGCAGGTGAATAGGTGATAATCCCTCCAGGAGCTGTAACGTAGGGCTTGGCAATAGTGTCACGCCCTACGCTCAGATCCCATGTCACCTTACGGTGAATGACTGGGTGAGCTGTACCTTTACCTAATGAATCTGTCATGCGCTCAGAGCTACCAATGGTAACTAAGGGCCCAGAAGACGGATAGGTGAAGTTATACGCCGGCAAAGCCGGCCCGGAGCAAGGAACAGTATTCGCAGAACATGCGAACGCTGGAATCGAGCTACGAAGCTCACTGGATGTTTCTTTATATCTAGTTCTCATCTGAGATAAGATCGCAGCACAAGCCGGCAATACGCCGAGTAGTGTATGGACCTAACAGAACGTCATGTGACGTTCGCCAAGGTAACGATCAAAGACCCTAC